ATTATTTAAACTTTTTGTCCTGTAATCCAAGATATTAACTGAGATGATATCTTTTCCTCTTTATGGGACATTCTATCCTCGAAAACATCCAATTCTACAGCAGAGCTCTTAGGAGGTCTCGCTGTTGTAACTGAATACCACAGTCCATCCAATAGGTCATCGTTTCTTCCTTTAGGAAATTCAAACATCTCATCAACCAAAGATGAATGTTGTTCTCTTTTAATATATAGTTTTCTAGATGCAACTATAGGACACAATAATGCTTCTATTCTATCTTCTTTTTTTATTCCACCTGGAGGTCTTACTCCTTTTGCTAGACCAGGAGCCATTTTTCTATCTTTACCTATTAATTGGTTAACATAGTCTTTAATTACTCCTTGAGCCCCAACTTTCTCAACATTCACCCTTCTAACCGGATGAAACCTTTTTGCATATTCAAATACTTTCTGAGGCATATCATATAGAGGAGAATGCTCTCTATAATAATCAACAACGTATATATTTCTTTCTTTATCAATAGCTATAACCATTATAACCTGATAGTCGCTCCTGGAGTTTGCTTCATACGCTAAATCAACTCCAATATATACATTCACAGGAATAGCCGACTCTCCTGTTATAATATAATTAAATCCATTTCTTGACTCTAAATTTCCTTTGTAATAATTAATTCTGTCAATTTTAAATTTTGCTGTTTCCAAATCTCTTGCTTCATTCAAATATTCTTGAGCAAACTTATGAACTAGTCCCATATCAGAGAATCTTCTTTTTATGTCATCTAATTTTTTCTTTGAAAAATATGAAGGCCATAAAGGAATACCGTCTTGAATAGCCTTTTTATACATAACATTCCAAGCATATTTTCTTTTTTCTTTACCGGCATCAATATGTCCATCATATATTGTTTGTAAGAAAGAATCAAAGTGTACAATAGTTCCAATCAACCAAATTGAACCTTCATTCTCTTTTGAATTTTCTAAAGCAGGTTCAACTGTAGACATAACCCATTCTTTAATCTCTCTTCTTCTATCTGGAGTTTTAGTATTTAATTCAGATTCAAAGTCATCAAGAATAATTTTTGTATAACGCAACCCTAACTGAGAACGACCACGCAATCTTTGAGAAGTACCTTTAGCTATAATCCTATCTCCTCTTGCTGTAGTAAATTCTTTTTCAGTCCACTTGTCTCCCTTTAAATCTCCAAAATAATATTGTAATGCAGGATTTATATCAATGTGATTCTGAATGTATTTTATGTGGTCTATAGCTTGAGACTGCTCCTCAGAAACCCAAGCAATAAATTCTTTCTTACCAGGAGGATTAAAGTACAGCTTATGAAGCAATGCTGTTTTTGCTAGGGTTGATTTTGCGTGACCACGAGGAAGTATTATGCAATTTCTTTTTTCTTTATCATTTAAAAGTAATTCGCTTAATTCGTATTGATATGGAGCAGGAGAAGATTTCATAAAATCTTCAGGTAAAAACATCTGTCCAAATGTTATAATATCTCTTTTTGCTAGCTCTAAAGCTTTTTCCTTAGCAGAAAGGTCTGGAGGTATTATATTAAAATGTTCCGGCTTCTTTTTCTTGGTACTCATATTCGTCAACTCTATCCATTAATGTTAATGTTTTTTTAGACATCCAATCTCCATCAGGAACCTCTGTGAATGTATCAGAGTTTTGCCACAAAAGTGGTCCAGCAACATAAATCCAAGCTTTTTCTTTTTCTTTTCTATCAAATTCAACATCTACTGTTGTTCTGACATATAAACCGCCTTCTACATTCTCGTATCGGTCGTAATAAGATAAATCTTCGTTATCTACATCCATCATCTCTACAACAGCTCCTTTTCCGTTAGGATTTTTTACTAAAGCTGGAAATGATTTTGTGCCAGGAAAAACTAAACTAAAACCTTTTACTCTTCCTATATCTGGCCTTTGTCTCCTAAGTGTTCCGTATACTGCCAATCTCATTAAGCTGCTCCAACTTCTGATGGAATACCTAAATCTTGTATTTCAAAATCCGTTGAATACATAGTTAAACAATTAATACATCTAACTGCTTTAACGTCATCAATAATTGGGTCTAATATAAAGACTCCACTCATTCTTAATCTAGAATGACAAATTAAACATCTTTTAGTCCTCGATATTTTTCTTGCCTTCTGGTAATTCTTTGTATTTCTGTTCTTGAACTGCACCTATTTGCTCCTGTGTAAATCCCTGGAATACCGCTAAAGACTCAGTCTTCTTATCTGTGTCTAACATTCCGGACATTTTAATTAACGTATTTAATGCTGATAGCCTATCCCTATCCGACGTTTCTTTTTTATCGATTATATCTTTCATTTCTTCTAAAAGATATGATGGTGTAATTTCAGCATCCTGTAAATATTTATCTATTTCTTCTCTAACCAAATTTCTAACCCTATCAGTTTTAAGTAACATTTTTGCTTGCCCTGTAGCATATTTTCTATTATCTGTAGGAAAAGCTTTTAGGTAGGAGTCTACCACATCTTCTCCTTTTGCAACATACTTAGCAAACAAAAACTCTGCGTTACTTGAGTTCTTCTTTTTTTTTCTTCTAACAGTAGGAGATTCTCCATCCTTAGAAAAAGTATACATATTCGTTCTCATAGGTCCTTCCATTCTAGCTGTATCGCTACAAACAAAAGAACCGATGACTGTTCTAACAAATGTTCTGGTTTTCTTATTGTTTTTCATTTCTCCTAAATGGAGAATCTTACAAACCTTTCCATCGTCTGTTAAAACCCAATCATTAGTATTGGAATGTCTCCAATCTTCAACCAGACCTATTCCGGAATGATGAGTCCTGAACTCTTCCACATTATCATAAAGAAAGTGTTCAACATTTTTAATTGTTCTGCTCTTCATTAAATATATCTAATTTTCTTTCTTTTTGTCAATAATATTTCCTCTTGGGTTGATATCTCTAGAATTTATTCTTTTCATCAAAGAATTTACCGATTTATCAAATCCCCAAAATACTAACATACTGGGAAACGGAGCATCAAAATTATCTTTTCCGCCTCCAAATTTTAATCTACCTTTGACAAATATAATATCAGCTTTTCCATATATGTAGTTATGAAACCACTTTGTATCTGTTCTAGCTGGTAAAACAGCTACAGTACAAAATCCGTTGTTTTTTGTTTCATCATATGCCTTTTTTATAAATTTGCCTATTCCATATCCATATGGAGGATTCATAAAATTTGTTTTATGCCAAGTTTTATCAAGACAAGTATTTTCTTCTGTGAAGTAATATTTACACAAAGAATTATAATCATTTGCACAAACATCACAATCAAAGTCAAAATCCTTTGACAACTCATCAAATAGCCATTTAGGGGTTGTCCACTCATAAGTTTTGGATGTGAACAACCCTTTTTCTCCATTTTTTTTAAGATTTATCATCTGAATCAGATTTCTTAGGTTCTAGCTCATTAACTACAAAAGAAACATAATTGTTGACAATAAAGCGTTTTTCGCTAAGCACTTGTTCTAGTTGAACAATTTCAGATGCAAGTTGATTAGCTCTTGCATACTGAGCTTTTGATTCATCGCTTAAGTCTTCAATGTTAAATTTAACATCTCTTCCTTCTACATTAATAACCTGTTCTTGACCTTTTTCTTTCTTCGTCATTATTTCTCCTTAAATTGGATTAACACTAGGAGGTGCGAAATCTTCTAATTTTCTATGCAAATCCTCTAATATCTCTACATCAGCGATATTATGTTCATAAACATATTTTAAAGATTTTTTATCTCCCCAACGTGCTTTTTGCCAATATTCTGGTTTTATTCTAGTTTTTCCATCAATACCGAAAAATTCGGTTGCAGCCATCAAAGACGACCTGTGTAACTTAAGTTTAGACTTTACCACATAATATAAGTCTTTATGTGATTTTTGTCTATACATAGGAAAGTAAGTTCCGTGATATAATGCTCTTGTTCTTATAAATGGAATATCAAATCTTGTTCCATAATATGTAAAGATAACATCATATTTATTCATTTCCTCAACTAGAAGCTCTACAATTCTAGAGTCTGACTTATTAGACATCAGCTCTTCTCTTGTTATACAAGCTCCAGCAACCTTCTTTTCTCCTCTACCTTTTATACACCAAGACAGCATAACATCTATATTAGCACTAAATCCAGTAGATTCAATATCTAAATATCCTATGGTAATTTCGTGTCCTGTTGTATATCTAGTGGGTTTTCTAAGTCCCATAGACTCTATTTTTCGCGTAACTGCTTTGTACGTTCTATTATATCCAGCTTTTCTCATTTCTTGATATAATACGAAAGCTGATTTAGCTGTACGGTCGTATTGGTCTATTATACGAACTTCATCTTCTGACCATTTTATACTAGCCACTATTTACTCCAAGCTGATGAAAATAGTTTTTTCCAACCTCGAGCTACTCTATCCCAAAATCTTAGTTTTGCTTTCGGATATGCTCTTTTTTTTGTTTTCTTAGCTTTTGCCATTTATTTACCCCATTTCTGGTTTTTGACTATTAACGCCATCGCTGCATATATAGCAGTATCTAAAAACGCATCTTCGATTGGTTCGTTCTTTGCTTCGAAGTTATGTTTAGTTGAAAGGTTAACTAGTCTGTTTATCTTATCGTTCAGCCTTACTATAATACCTAGTAAAGCCATATTGATTTCTTCTTCCGTTTTAAGTGAAGTTCCCATAGCAATATTGCCTGGGCCGTAATCAAATTGTTTTTTGCAAAATGTTAAGTACATCTTATTTAATACTTTTTGAAGGTCTTGTTCAGTTTCAGGGTAATTTTCTTTAATATACCCTACCGTATCTTCGATTGTAGTTGTTTTTTGTGGAATGTCTGCCATTTCACACTCATACTCATATTCTTTATTCATAGAATTAACCTTCTTAAAAGGCTTGCTTAGTGTTTGTTGTAATTTCTGTACCTTACTGTAATTACCTTCTTGTTTTGCTTTTAAGATTTCTTTTGTGCTTTTTTCCATAAGTACTCTCCTACTCCTAGTTGATGAAATCCATTAGATATTGCGTCAATCAGACCCTCGTCGTGGTCGTGACCCGCGTTTACCAAAACCGCGTGTAATATTTCGTGGATTAATGTTTCTTTTTGTCTTGAATCGTCTATTTGATTATTTATCAATATCTGACTATGCTTTACGAGGTGTCTACCATATAATTCTTTTGATGAATCTTCGTGAGTTAAGTTCTTACATATCACGGTATAGTTATGTCCTCCGATGTCTAATTTCATATTGTTTTATCTCCCTATTTTTTAACAATCAAAGCAATTTAAAACTATTTTCTAACCAATGTCAATACTTATTTTAATTTATTTAAAAAAAACGTACGACGTAACAATAATAGTAAATAATTGTTGACAATAATAAAAGGAAATTATTATCTTTAATACTCGGTGCTCTTAAAAAAATAAAATTATTAAATTATATTTAAAAAAACACTCAATACTCAGAGTATTACCGCGAATTATGGAAAAAAAGTTGAAAACCCTGGAACTTTTTGCTGGTTCTCGTAGTTTTAGTAAGATAGCAGAAGAGTACGAACTAAAAACGTATACAACAGATATAGAACCTTTAGAAAAAATAGACCAGGTATGCGATATATTCGAATTTGACACCAAAAAAGCTATAAAAGAGCTAGGAGGCACTCCAGATGTTATATGGGCAAGCCCTCCTTGTACTTATTTCTCTGTAGCATCTATAGGACACCACTGGAATCAAGATAATACACCAAAAACAAAAGAAGCCTCTCTGGGTATCTCTATTGTAGAGAAAACTATAGACATTATAAGAGAATTATCCCCGAAATTATACTTTATAGAAAATCCTATAGGGAAATTACGTAAATTACCTATAATGGATTACTTCGAGAATAGACTTAGTGTCACATATTGTTCTTACGGTAATATAACAATGAAACCAACAGATATATGGACCAACTCTCACACTTGGACACCTAGAGAGATGTGTAAGGCAGGTAACAGAGAATGTCACCACGAGCCTGCACCTAGAGGTACTAGCAAGGGAACCTATCGAAAAATATACGGACAAGCTGTTCCAGAGGAACTTTGTCGAGAAATCGTAAAATCCTTCCTATAATACTGGATAGGGAGCTATAAAAAATTCATTTTTCAAAAATTTCACAATATTGTGTGTCGTTCTTTTATATCAAAAAGCCCTCCGGTCTTTTTCCGAATTGAAAATTCCCAACTTCGTTGAAAATTCCAAATTCCTATGGAAAAAGTATCCGAGTTCTTTCTCGCAGATTATCACCAAAAGATCAAATCTATTATATGCTCGTACAATGCTTGTACTCGCATACCGCGTATATATTAGATTTGATAAAGCGACTCAATTCAATGTGTAATCTCTATATAATTTGAGCAACTTGCATTTGACAAACAAAATGTTTTTGTGTTTTCAAGAGAAAAAGATACACAAAAAATTTGTTATTTGTCAAGCAAGTTGTTTAGAGTAAGAGATTACTTAAAACTCTCTGACATTTAATTCGCTCAGAGTGCCTCCTCGCTCAGTTAAATATCAAGAGTTTTATCTACTATTTCTATTGGAATTGAGTCGCTTTATCCATAAGGTAGCCTTTACTCAACAAACACGAGTAAAGGGCATACGCTTAATAATTTGATCTTGTGCTAATAATCTGCGAGAAATAATTTTGATCCTTTGCTAATAATCTCAAAGAAAGGGATCACCAAAAAGAAAAAGCGTGATTTCTTTCTTTGAGTAATTTCTCCTAACAGTATCGCAGCCAAAGTACAAGCGAAAACAAAGCTTGTATTTGTTCGCAATACTTTATTATTTAATTTATTCCAGAGCAAAGGACAAAGGCATTTTGAGTTTCAGTCGCGGGATCTGAATTTACCAAAAAA